CTAGTGTTATCGAACTCTTACTTATTCTTGTAGATTAAAACGGAATCGGTCCTGGAGCAGCGCCACCAGGAGCTCCCTCCACAAAGTAATCATAAGACATCGTCATATTTGGTTTCATAGCTTCGGATGAAGAACCATCTAATGAGCCTAACTGTGCATCTTCGAGCCAACATCCCACCAATATGTATTCATAAATGGGAATGAGTTGTCGATTCAATCTCATAATCTGAACAACTGCATCAGTATCTTCTTTCCGCCACTGATGGCCTGAGGTGGTTCGATAGCAAATTTCTTTCCACGCTTTAAGAAATTCAGAGATTTTATTGTCTACTGTTTCTACAAAGACAATATTGATCTGTTTACTATAAGAAGTAATCCCTGGTTGCTTAATCTCGTGTCCTCTTATTGATACCGTTACAGGTTGATTAGTTGCCTGAGGCAGTTCTGCAGATTCACATCTCACATTCCAATCCGGCTCACTCATCCATGTTCCGGCGGACGATACACCACGAGGAGGAAACAGAAACTGCATCTCCCATTGATATACTGTTGCGTAATCAGCTGTTGCTTGAATTTGTCCTATATTTGGAAACATATTCTTAATTTACCTTTCTTTTTATAAACTCATAGCTGCTTCAGAAAACGAAGCTCCTGTGCTTGTAATTATAACTGGGCACTTGATATATTCAACTGCTGTAACTGGACTGACAAACACCCAAACATTCATCAAGTAGTTATCTATGTCTGCATCAGAGTTATTATCTTTATCACACTTCACTTCATAATCATATACACCTCTTCTCTGTTTGATACCCTCCAAATAGCTCTTCAGAACCGAAACTGCTCGAATTCTAGTTGCTTCATCGTTAAGCTCAAACAGGAAGTCCTCCAAAGCTTCTTCAATTGCAGGTTTAATTACAATTAACAAGGCTCTCACATTCAACCTATCTAACTTAGAAGGTCTAGCACTGAGTGTTTTCTGGCCCCAAATAGAAATACCCTTATTGACTTTAAATCTAATAGGATTAATTCCATTGTCATAAAGATAGTCCATTTCACCCTTAGAGAATCTCCTCGTTAAGTCCTTAACATTCAGAGCACCGCGGACTTGACCACCTACAGGGTACCAAGCTTCTTGGCTATAGGCTGTGGCAGCAAAATTGGCTGCACAGAGGCCGTCTACAGGAATCTGTCTGTCAACGTTATTGAACCTGTCAAGAATAATAGCATGTGGAGTAAACATTCCTCCATAAGAGGAGTTCGGATTCAATTGAGCAGACTTGTAATTAACTATGCTATTCAAGTAGGAATGAGAAAGTTCATCTTCTAACCTAGAATTCAGATAGCCGATACAGTCATATCTCTCCTCAGCTATTTTAAGAATCTCTTTCTGATAGGAAATAGTAGTATAACCACCATCCATTAAACATGTTACAGGATATGTTTCCTTACTTCTAAAATCATGGAGACAATTTACCATGTCCGCTTCTGTGAAAGCTGTACCGTCATTTCCTCCTGCTAAAGCAACCGCTATAGCTTGAACTGCGATAGCACTTTTAGCGGTGGGTCCACCTTCCCAATCTCCATCAGTGTCTGCAGTATCATCTGCATCCTCATTGCCTGTGTTATTTCTGCCTCGAATAAAACCAGATGCTTCTAACAGGTTGTTGATATAGATATTCTTACCATTTAAATCTTTAGTACCTTCCTTTCTAGAAAACACCCACGATTCAATTGGATTAAGTTCATCTTCACCTTTAAATACCTCGATTAAGCCAGTTCCTGGAAGCTTAGTATCTTTCAGGGGCATCAAAGCAATTCCTACAGATTCCGTTATTGTTATGTCTGTAGCCTTATTATTTCCTCTATCCAATCCCCAAGTCCATTCACCGAATGCAATACCTGCTTTTGCATCCTCTCTTGTTGCTGCAAACTTAATTACTTGTTGTGGATTGCCACCTATTTTCTTTGTGCCCAGATTAATGATATAAACACACGTATTCATTAACTCATCAGGGACATAAGTTGCCGGCCCATTTGGTATGTAAGGAGATACAAATACAGGATCGCCAGTTTGCCAACCCAACGCTGGTGTACTGCCAACAACTATTCCATTTGTTATTTGATCATCCCAAGAACCTGTCAAAGGAA